AGTGGTATTTCGTAAATTGGGTTTCGTAATGATATATACTGTAGTAAGTGAAATTTCCCTAAGTGTACTGATTCCTTCTCTCCCTTTATAATATATATAACATAAATAAAGACACATGATTAAAAACATACTTAACTCTTTTCTAGTTATTGCTTTAATAGTTGTTGTGTATCAAGCTCACAGGGTTGGAAGCCTTCAAGTTTCGATACTAGATCAAACAGCTGAGATTAAAGAAGCAGTAGTTGAAACAAACATAATAGTCAAAGAAATAAAATTCCACAGTACTCCTTATGATTTAAATAATGATTATCATTGTTTAGCATCAAACATTTATTGGGAAGCAAGGAATCAACCATTACTAGGAAGATTAGCCGTTGCACAAGTAACTCAAAACAGAGTTGATAATAAAAGATATCCTGATACGATATGTAGTGTAGTAAAACAAACTAAGTTCTATCCTAGTGGAAGAATTGATTTACATTCATGTCAGTTTAGTTGGTATTGTGATGGTGTATCAGATATACCATTAGAACATGAACTAGATGTTTATGAAGAAGCATTCTATATGGCCGTTGACTTTATAGAGAATCGACCTATAGATGTTACAGAAGGAGCAACACATTATCATAATACTAAAGTGAATCCAAGTTGGGCTAATGTATTAGATAAGGTAGTTCAAATAGAGGAACACATATTTTACAGACAATGAAATAAATTATTTGACTAAATAAATTTATATGGCTAAAAGAAAAGTAACAAGAACAAAGAAAAAACCAGTTCGTAAAACACGAGCACAGATGAAATCTTTAGATGATATGCACTATGGCCCAATGCCAGGTGAAGATTATTTTGAAGATAATGATTGGCATGGGTTTTTCAAATGGTATTCTTATATGTGGGAAAGACCAATGATTAATAAGGTCATAATCTCTTATGCAAAACAGTTTGGATATAAGAATGCTACGAAGTTTTCAAAGATGTATTTGCCAAGTACACTTGCTGCTTTGATTAGTGGTTTAGAGAATGGAGTTAAGTATCCTGATTATGATACTGCTAACAAACCATTAGAAGAAGGTATGACAGGTAATGCATATGTTCATGCTAAAGTACATAATGAATTAAGAACATGGAATAAGAAAGCACATAAACTTTTTAATCAATACATGGGTGTAGATTTAATTGATAAAGATAAAGTTGTTAAGAAAAGAAAAACAGTTCAAGAATACATAGATGCTAAAGTTCAATCTATATTGGGTGAAGTTGATTATGCTATAGATGTATGGGATGTAGAACCATTTGATATGTACAAATATCTAACTGGTCTAGGAATCTCCGCAGCTGTTGCTAAAAAGATACCAGAACAATACCAAGAATTAATTGATGAAGTTAAAGAAGCTCGTGATGGAAAATCAAAACAATTAAAAGAAGCTTACAGTCATATGGTTAAATCAGAAAAGAATGACTTCATTAATTTTGTTACAAGAATTCAAACAGACAGTTTAAGATATGCAGAGAATCATAAGCCTGTAAGAAAACCAAAGAAGGCAAAACAAATCTCTGCACAAGATAAAGTAAAGAAACTTAATTTCTTAAATGAAGATGTAGATAATAAGATAACATCAATAGAGCCTAGTAAAATTGTTGGTTCAGAAATACTTTATCTATTTAATACAAAAACTAATCAGTTGGTTTACTATGTCGCGTTTGATCGTGGTGGATTAGATGTTAAAGGTAGTTCAATTAAAAACTTTGATGAAGATTTATCTCAGGTTAAGAAACTGGGTGCTAAGACAACTCATTTCTTAGATAGAGTTTTAGGCGGGGGTAAAATTGTACTAAATAAGATTATGAATGAAATAAATTCAAAGGCTAGTGAAGTAACTGGTCGAGTAAATAATAATATGATAATACTAAAGGTGATTTAATTATGGCATTACCACAAATGGTTAATGATGCATCAGTCGCCGAAATACTTTCGGAAGCATCTAAACTTAAAAACAAAAAGGACAAAGTTGAGTTCTTATCTCAATACAAAAATAGAAAAGACTTAGAACATATCGTCAAAGGAGCATATCATCCTGCAATCGTTTGGTTGGTCCCTGATGGACCATTACCAGAAGGTGTAGAGTTATCTGATGTGCCGGCTGTTGATTTAGCAGACGATAGATTGATCAGAGCCTATAGACAATTTCAATATCTAGTTCAAGGTGGACCTGAAATGAAACAATCTAAAAGAGAAGATATTTATTTGAATATCATTCGTTCAGTCCATGAGTCAGAAGCTAAACTTCTCTTATCGGTAGTAGGCAAGAAGTTACCATACAAAGGAATGACTAGAAAACTAATGCTAGAAATTTTTCCTGATTGGTTACCCGAATCAAACACACTAACTGAATAAATACTTATATGGTTTTAAATAAATTAGGATTAACAGAAGAAGAAAGAACAGTATACTATATTGATGCTGATGGTAAATCATTGGTAGCAGAAGTAAGACAGTTCGACCCTATATATGGGATGCTTAAACTCTTTGATCCTATGAAAAATACAGTTATAGAATTCTTATGGGATTCTAGTTCTTCCAAATGGAAAGGAACTGGAGTTCAATCTGGATATGTAGCAGAAGTAACAATAGAAACACCTATTAAAAAACAGGATGCTTCTGATGCTTCTGCAAAAGCGACTACTGTATCAAGATTTCCATCTTGATGCATAGGAATCATTGCTTGACAAAACAGGCAAGCAATGAGATAATAGAATAGTAGAAATAAATTCTACAATTTAAATAATATATATTATGGGAGTAATATTATGGAAGTTAAGATAATAACCGCTCAAGACTTGGCAGGTGTAGTATCTGTAATAGATGTGTGCTCACAACGAGGTGCATTTAGAGGAGAAGAACTAGCCGGAGTTGGTCGTTTAAGAGAGACCTTCTTAGCCGAAGTTCAAGAACAACAAGGAGATGCAGCTGCACCAAGTGCTGTTGAAACTCCACAAGTTGATCCAGAACCGAGTGCAGTGGAAGATGCCTCTGACGAATAAGCTTATTAGTTAGGGGAAGTTTTCTTCCCCTTTCTATTCCATAGAAATAATGACATGCCAACTAAACTAAGACCATCAGCGAATCAATACGATAGAATGACGAACACTAGTAAGTTAGTTCATTATTATATTAAGAATATATCCCAAAAAGAATTATTTGAAGAATTAAACAAAGACAATACTAGGCCTAAAGTTAAACAGAAAATCAGAAACGAATTAACTAGGCGTGGTATTAAAATAGTAAAGAGAGCAATAACAAATGAGTGAAATAAACGATTTTGGTTTTACAGCTGTTGATCAAGATGAACTCAAAACTAAGACTGGCGAAGATGCTAGTATTGGTAAAGAAGTCGCTGATCAATTAAAAGCTGTTGCAGCATCATCTGCAGGACAAGCCAACTCAGCACAAATAGATGCTCTAGACTCTAAAGTTGATTTACTACAGAAATTAGTTAGCAATGCACTAGGCGAATTGGAAGATCACAAGGATAACCTAGAAGCAATTGATACTAAAAAAGAATTGGATTATAAAGATAGATTAATAGAATGTGAAAAACTTATTCTTCCATTACTTCAAAATCTAATGAAGAATGAAGATAAGGAATACATTTATTGGCCGAATAGAAAGGCAATCATATCATCACAAATTGAAAGATTACAAAAAATTACAAGAAAATAAATTTGTAACCGCAGGTACACTTATTATATAATGATACACAATGAGCGACATATCAATAAGCCTAATTGAAGGCGCAGCATACATTCTACTTATAATAGTAGCCATCCGACATTCCTGGAAAAAAGGAGAAGCGGAAGGGAGTCGATATATGCTCGAATATCTTAGACAAAATAAATATAAAAATTCAGATGGAATTAAAGTTTCGTATTTTGACGATACAGGATTTAATGCTTTTATGAGGCATGTACGAGAAGAAAAGAAATTAAAAGATGAAGCCTAAAACTTTTACAATAGATATAACAGAAGGTGATGCAGTCATTCACATAAAAAAAGAAAAGACAGTATCATTAGTATTCGCAGAAGATGGTAATACGATTGTTAGAGAAATGTCATGGCCAGATCACGAAGTTTATAAAGCGGCCGTTCAATTCGCTTTAATGATTGACAGTTATTTTAAGAATAGTGATGGTTTAGATAATTTAATTCTCCATTCACCAACAGGGAACATAGCAGCTGAGTTAATGGGTAAAGATTTATTGTCTATAGACTTAATAGCAGCTGATGCATCAGGAATAGACTTTCCTGATATTGAAGATACAACAGAACAAGAAGGGAAAGATATCTATAGTGGAAAGACTCCTGATAATGTTTTGGATTTAACTAAAAAACTAAAATCAAAGGAAGATAATGAGAAAGAATGAAATGTATCGAGGTAAGCCAAGGGGATATTATGATCCAAGTCCAGCAGAGATGTTCTTTGCTGAATTAGGGAGAGAAATATTTAAAGAAACAGAAGATAAGATTCATAAAACACAAATGACATCGGAAGAATGGAACTTATATTGTAATACTGCTAGCAAGTGTGTTAGAGTAGGAACAGTATGGGGTCCTAAAAGAATAGATGATTTTACTAAAGATGAACAGCGTGTTATGAAATTATTTTTAGATAGAAGGCCTGAAAAAGATAGGAGTCCGGAATGAGTTTAGAAACTGAAATAAAAGTCTTACAAGATAATATGAAAGATTTACAGGGTCAATTAAACTCTGCACATAAAAGAATTTCAGAAATCATTACTGATAGAGATCATGTTCTTGAGGAATTGAAAAAGGAAAAAGAATATGCAAAAGGGTTGGCTGACAAAATAATACAGATGGATAATGAAGCAGTAGAATTAATTCAAAAAAAGATGGATGATATTCCAGATGTTTTAGATTCAAAACCTAAAGTTTTTAAAAGACCACCACAACCTGGTTATTCAGTTAAAGAAGGTGAGAAGTGGGTTACTATTAAAGATGGTAAAATGAAATTTGAAGATATAGAGATTAAAGATTAATGCCAACTTATACTTTAGAAGATAGAGATACAGGACAACAAGAAGAAGTGTTTATGAGTTGGGACGAACTTCAAGAATATAAGAAGTTGAATCCACATTTAAAACAAGTAATCGGAGCCCCTAATATTATTGGCTCACAAGGTGGTAGAGCTAGTAATATAGAGAATCATGGTTTCAAAGAAGTCTTACAAAGAGTGGGTGAAAATACTCCGGGTAGTTATGTGGATAGGACACATAATAGAAGAACATCAAAACAAGTAAAGACAGATGCAGTCGTTAAAAAACATAAGGAAAAAAATAAATAATGTTTAATCATTTAGAAGGGTATGAGTCCGTTCAATTACCTACTCAAACAATAGACGGCAAAAGATATTATGAAACACCTGAAGGAAAACATTATCCTTCTGTAACTACTGTGACCGGAATGTTGAATGCTAAGTGGATTAAGAAATGGCGTAAGGCTGTTGGTGAAGAAAAGGCAAATAAGATTTCAAGACAAGCATCTATTAGAGGAACAAGGTATCATCAACTTCAAGAAGATTTTCTTAATAATGAACTTACAGAAGAAAGATTAAAAAAAGCTACACCATTAGATTTAATGATGTTTAATCAAACAAAGGAATTAACATCTAAGCTAGGAGACATTTATATGTTGGAGGGGTCTATGTATAGTGATAAACTAGAAATGGCTGGTAGAGTAGATTGTGTAGCAGAGTTTGCTGGTAAAGTATCTGTTATAGATTTCAAGACTTCAACCAAACATAAAACTCCTAGCAAGATTAAGAATTATTTTTTACAAGAAACAGCGTACGCGACAATGTTTGAAGAAATGTATAGTGTACCTATTGAAAGAATAGTAACGATTGTAGCTGTTGAAGAAACAGGACAGTCACAATTATTTGTTGAAGAACCAAATAACTGGTTAGAACAATTACATGAACTCCGAGCACAGTATAGAGAGGAGTATGGTTTATGATTTTAACAAAGAAGAAGTTTACTACATCAGTTGAAGAATTAGTAATCGAAAAAAAATTAAGTTACATAGATGCGATAGTGTATTTTTGTCAACAGAATCATCTGGATCCTGTTTCAGTTAAAGGTTTAATAACACCACCATTAAAAGAAAAGATAAAAGCGGAAGCTGTAAGTTTACGGTTTCTTAAAGAAGAATCAAATGCGAAGTTAGATATATGAGTCCAAAAGTAGAAAGAATAAGACCCTTCAAACCTAATAAAAAGTTTAAGGGCAAAAGAAATCAAAGGAAACCAAAGCCTTTGAGTTTTGATCAAATGATGCGTCAGTTCAAAAAGAAATGTGAAAGAGCTGGTATTGTTCAGGAAGTTAGAAAAAGAGAATACTATGAAAAGCCTGCACAGAAAAGACAAAGGAAAAAGAAAGACGCAATTCGTAAAGAGAAATTTCGTTGGGAAGCTGACCAGTTACCAAAGCAGCGGTGGTATTAATGACAAGTAGAGAAGGATACGATGCTTACTGTTTATATCTGGCTATTAATAATCACTTCAATACAGAGAGTTATGATTATTTTAAATACGCTGGAAAGACAACAGTTAAGTTAGAAACCTTTCTCAAGAGAAAAGATAAATATCATTTCGCAAAGTTGGCTAGAAAGTATCATACAGAATTACAAGATTTTTATGTTGCTAATCTTTCTAAAGGAAAGTTCTATGTTAAAAATTTATTAGATATAGAATGTGATCAGAACTATAAAGAATTCAAAAAGACTAAACAACAATTAACATATACAGTCATGGAAGATATGAGATACTTGTTTGATAAGTATAATCATATAGATATTTGTATAGGCATCAAAGATGGCCAACATTCTAATATATTGAGAGAGTATCTTGGTGGGCGAATCAATGTGGCTACTATCATCGCAGCGGATAAAGTATTTGGAATTTTTAATGATTATAGTATGTTAATAACAGAAGATTTTATTTGGCCAACAGAAAGAAAGAGATTAAATAACTTAGCACCGTTCTTAGATTTAGAACATAAGAAATTACAAACAATACTGAAAGGTATATGGTTATGAAGGCTTGGATAATAGGGAATGGTCCATCTAGAAAGGGAATAGACTTAGACGATTTAGATGGAACTACATTTGGTTGTAATGCTCTTTATAGAGACTTTACACCTGACTATCTTTTATCTGGAGATGCTGGAGTAATTAAAGAGATATGTGAATCACAATATCCAAAATCTAATAAGTGTATATTCCCTGATTGGAATCCTATTCCAGTAGATTATCAAGAATCTTTATTAGAACCTTTCCGTCATGGGAAATATGAGATATATAATTCAAACCCAAATGGTTATTCTTATGTTCAGATATTTGGTAATGAACACGAAGGTGCAAATCAAGTTCATGTGGTTGGTTGTGACCCAGCATGGCAAATAGAAAGTATGTCTGGACCATTTGGTGATGCAGACTTTAGTGTAAACTTCTTTGCCGGGTCTAATGCTTTAGCACATGCTTGTTACAAAGGTTTTGACGAGATACATCTATTAGGTTTCGATTCAGTTTGGAACTTTGTAGATGATACTTATCAGAATATCTATGCTGGTACTGATAATTATGGAAGGCAGAAAGAAACTTCTAGATTAAGAGTTGGTACAGAGGATCCTAATAGTTTAATGGGTACTCAAGAAGCACAGATAAAAAAAGTGCTTGACAGATTTAAAGATGTCGAGTATTATATATATAAGGGTAGAGAAAAAACTCTACTAACATACGATAGTTTTATATAATGAAATAAGTGGATAATATAGTAAATACAATGCATATAAGGAGAAAAATATAATGTCATTTAATGAGCTAAAAAAAAGTAGGGGTGGATTTGATAAGCTTCAATCCGCTCTGGAAAAAGATTCAGAAGCTTCCAACAAAAACTTTTCAGACGATAGATATTGGAAACCAGAACTAGATAAATCTGGTAACGGTTACGCTGTCCTTCGTCTATTACCAGCATCACATGGAGAAGAACTTCCATGGGTCCAATATTGGGATCATGGGTTTCAAGGACCAGGTGGTTGGTACATTGAAAAGTCTCTCACAACTTTAGGAAAATCAGATCCAGTAAGTGAACATAATACTACATTATGGAACTCTGGTGATGAAGCCAATAAAGATATAGCTAGGAGACAAAAAAGAAGATTACATTATGTATCTAATATCCTAGTTGTTTCTGATCCTAAGCATCCTGAATTCGAAGGTAAAGTCATGCTGTATAGATACGGTAAAAAAATCTTTGAGAAAATCAAAGATGTGATGCAACCACAATTCGAAGATGAAAATCCTATCAATCCATTTGATTTATGGGAAGGTGCTGACTTTAAACTTAAAGTTAGAAAAGTAGATGGTTATTGGAATTATGATAAATCAGAATTCTCAGCTCCGGCTCCATTGTCGGAAGATGATTCTGAACTTGAGTCCATCTATAACAAACAACATTCTCTCGCAGAGTTAATAGCTCCAGATCAATTCAAGTCTTATGATGAATTGAAAGAGAAGATGGAAAGAGTATTGGGTATGAACTTTGATGGAGTTTCAACTGCAACAGCAGAAACAATCGCTGATGATAATTCAGTTGGTAAAACTGCAACAGCAGAAGAAACACCTTGGGCTGATAATCCAACACCACAAGTAGCGGCAAGTAATAAAGAAGATAATTCGTTATCTTATTTTGAAAAACTTGCTCAAGATGCTTAAAGAAGGTTCGTTAGGATTATAAATATTAATTACCTAACAGATTAACACGGGAAAGTAGGCATCGTGTCGGCCTACAGTATCACTTACTCAAAGTGAAGGGACTGTTAAGAATGGGGATTCTTAATTTCAAAGCGGAAAGGTATCGGATGCGGCAGGCGGTATCGTAGTAACGGCGGGAATGAGGGGCTAGTTCTACACTTCTTAAAAATCAGGTGAACTCATTGCTGATGCAAATGCATCTACAGGTCGAGTTCCACCTACAGTCGTTCTCTCTGATTTATTAGTATTAGAAACATTGTTTTGTTGAACAGTATTATTCGCGCGTGTATCTTTTTCTTTTGCTGCCTTTTCTTTTGCTTCATTAGCATCTTTTAAAGCGGCCTGTCTTTCTTCTAATTCTTTATCTCTTTCTACTCTTTTAGCTAATACTTGTTCCCGTTCTGCTTCAATAGCTTCAACATTACCACCTTTAAATTTCTCAATATTAACACCAGGAATCATATTGGCTTTATCAATCATCCCGTTAAATGCCCATGCAAATCCATCTTGAATTTTAGCAAGTACCCATTGAATCATGTAACCTAAATTTTCACCCATATCGCTAATCCAGTTCCAAGCTTGTTCACCCCATAGTTTAAGACTATCTATTGCATTGGACATTTTTGTTTTTATTAAATTCCAATTATCTGTTATATACTGTATTAAAAAGAATAAACCTACTGCAAGAAGAACTATAGCTGCAATAATAAGTATGATAGGAAGATTCGCTATTATAAATCCACCAATTGCAAGTAAAAGATTTGCTGTCATTAAAGCAACTTGAACTAAAAAGCCCCAAACGGCTTTCATAAAGAGTACAGTATGCTTCCACATAGCTTTAGCTGCAATTACTAAAGATTTTATTGGGTGTCTTATTACAAACCAAAGCTTCGATAAGAACTTCATTGTACCTGTCCACATCCTCTTAGCAGCTATTTTCATTTTACCACCTATACCAACCCAATAATCTTTTGTAAACATAGGATTTTCTTTTACAGTTGTGAGCATACCTTCGATACTCTCTTGTACTTTATCCTTGAAATCCATCATATTAACCCAGGCAGCACCAAGAGCTTCTTTAATAGAGTCTGCATGATCCTGACCAAACCAATTAGTGATGTTCTCTTTTAGTTCACCAGCAGTGGTTTTCATCCATGTCCAAGACTTAGCAAATGCTTCTTTAGTATCTGTCCAAAACCCTACACGCGCTTTACCAGCTTCTTCAAACGCAGCCTTTTCTCTATCCCATTCTTCACTAAGAGCATCATAGGTAGATGACTTCTCTCCAGAAGTTGCATCACCCAAGCCTTCCCCGGCTGCAGATTCCATTCGAGCTCGAATATCCTTTCCTTTCTCTGTTTCTTCAAAGGTGGCCTCTCGCCTGCCTTTAAGATCAGGTTTCCATTCGTCTTTACCCATAATTCTTAAAAAGAAATTGACTAATTTAATTATTGGTTCAAAAAGTTTAGGGAAGTGATTCATAAAGAACATCGCTATTCCAGCTGCTATCATTTTTATAGTTGTTAATAATGTTTGAATACCAGGTAATTGAGTAAGTAACTGCAATTGACCTGTAATTAAGTTTACATCAGCTTTTAGAGCACCTGATAAATTATCGAATCCGGCTTTCTCCTCTAGAAAAGTATCTAAATCTTGTTTTTTCTTAATCAATGTTTCTTTTAGAGATTCTTTAGCCGTAAGCAATAATTGTCCTAATTTATCATTTGATTCTTCTTGACCTTCTTCTTGAGCTATCTCCTCACCAGCTTTACCTTTCAATTTATCGGTATGCATTTGAGTCATTTTTGAATATACTATTTCTTGACCTTGTTGTTTAGCAGCGTATTTATCTTGTTGGTCTTGTCTGCTTTCTATTTCATACATCAAACCAGTTTGATGATCTATAGATTCAATCAAGGCCTTATTGTGCTCTTTCGCTTCGTTTTGTATATTAGCTAATATATCATCTGCTGTTGTTGCGTCTGCCATTGTTATTTACCGTTTTTGATTTTTTCGATTTCCTTACTATTATTATTTATGTTGGAAGTTTGAATTTGGTCGATTAATTTCTGAGCTTTTTCTTGATCACTATCTTTATGTAAATCAGGATCAACAATCTTTTCTAATTTAAGAAAAGCTATTCTTTCATTAGGAACATATCTCCATGTGTATCCTTCTTTACCATAGACACCAAAGACTGTTTCGCTCATTCCTATTCGTACTATCAGAGCTGGACAACCATCTAAGATAACTTTGTCTCCTTCATTAAATGCTTTGTTTAATTTAAACTTCATACCTTTAACAAAAGATGTAGCCCAATCTCTAATACTTAAAGCGACAATAAGGGTAAGAACAAATCCTATAAACTCTACATAAAATTCACTTAATTGTATTTCTGGCATATTATCTCCTACCAAGTATATCCTATATTAAATGATAAAATATTATCACTATACGGATCTTCTGTATAAACATTTTTAAGACTGATTTTAATTGTATCAGTTAATAGATAATTAAATGCAGTTTCGTTTCTAACTAATGGAACATCAGATGCTTCATAAAGATACTTGTTTGTGAAGTTTAATTTGGGGGCTAGTTTGTAAAAGAACCAAAGACTGTTTCTGAAAAGAATTTCATCACCCATATCTGAATTTAAATAACCAACAGCCAATTCATTACTCATTTTAATCTTTTCAGTTCTTAGAATTTTATAACCCCAACCTATATTGGCTTGGCGTCTATGATTAATAGTTCTGAATTCATCATAGTCATATCTAACTAATCCGAATGTATAATGTTTTGGTTTGAATTCGTATCTTTGTTTAAATGCTATTAAACCTTTGTTTGTAGTTATGACATCATCTTCATCTTTATAACGATAATCAAATTCGATATCTCTTTCAAATTTATCAGTTGGCCAAGTGTAATCTAAACTTGTAGTAATAGATAAATCTCCATCATCAATTTTACCACCAAAATCTAATTGACCACCAGCCCATGCAAAAGGAGAACCAAATAATAAGTAGAATATTAGACCTAAACCAAACCCCCATTTAGCACTACTAATCAACCCATCAATAATGGATTCCTTTTCTATTATGTGTTTCATTATTTTTCTACTACATTATGTTGAGTTGATGTTGAATTAACATACAACCCGAACCATGCTGCACCTGCACCTACTAATACTGATATTAAACCAGATTGTGATACAGTTGGATCTTCTAATGCCATAAACCAATTAGCTGATTGAAATAGTAAGTAGATATACATAGTGATAAACGCTCTAGGGAATATTCTCCATCTTGAGAAATACTCAGGTGCTAACCACATCCAACCCATTTTATTAGGGCCAGCTGCGTCTTTCATCTTTTGAATTTCATCTTTAAGAGCACCTATCTGTGCATTCTTTTCTTCATATTCTTCTAAATCAATCTGTACTTGATTTCTTTGGTTATAAGTTTGACCTTCTGCCATTTTATTTTCCTCTAT